TGCACAGATGATGATAAGTTGAATTGACAGCGACGGCGAACAGATCGCCAGAAGGAGATGCCATGAACTATGAAATCGAAGAGCTTGCAGTTGAGTACGTTATGGAGTACCTCCGCAACGAACTCGCGGACCAGTTTGGACTAGCCGACGTGGACGTAGTGTCTGAGGAGGTAGGGGAGCGGCTTGCAGAGGATATCGAGTGCGATCTCACAGAGATGGTGCGCAATTGGCTTGAGAACCATGGCTGCCAATGCCACGACGAGGCCGAGATGGCAGCGGAGCGTTCCCACAACGAAGCTCTGGAAGAGCAGAAGCTTTCGTTCTTCGACCTTGCAACTGAGTACTTGCTTGAGCATATCGAGTCGGATGATGCGACTGCACAGGAGGTCATGGCTCAAGAGGGTGAGCACCTGCTTGCTGAAGCAAAGAAGAACTGGTTCGACGGTTGCGACTACGAAGTCTTGACTGGCAACAACTCCGATGACGAGAATTACTTGAGCGTGTGGCTCGAAGAAGTCATCAACGACATGTTTGAAATTGCGTGAAAGGATACACCATGCACGACCCATACCACAACGAAGACGGCGAACCCATCATGACCTACGCTCAAATGATGGCTGAGTGTTACATCGACATGCAAGACCGGGAAGACGACTATGACTGTCGTGACTGCGAAGAGTGAAAGGAGACCCATGCAAGTCCAACCACGTATACAAGCAGTCCTTGATGCAATTGCCGAGGTGTTGCAGGAAATCACCACCAATGGCAACGTCAAGAGTGAGAACCTGAAGAAGACACAAGCCCTGCTTGCAAAGAAAGGCAGCGACCGTGACAGCACAGACGACTGAGGCAACCATGAAATTTGCAAACGCAAGCAACGAAGTCATCGACGTAGCAGGCTCAGGTGCAAGTAATTGCACTTCGCTTGTTGGTTTTCTCGACGGCTTTTGGCGCAGGGACTTTTACAAGTTTTGCAAAAAGCATGGCCTGACATACGAGGACCATTGGGATATGAGCGAAGACAAGAACTATGATTTGTTTACCGAGTTAGCGTACTTGGATTGGCGCACGCAACGGTTCACCGTGCTTACGGTGTACGACCGAGGAGGTCGCTTCCGCATTGGCGGCCACGATGAAACAGAGGCCAGAGAACTTGCTGTTGCACTCGGGCTCCCGGTCAGAATGGATCGCAAATGATTTTGACACGTGATGAAGTAGAGAAACTAATCAACTCTTGCAGTGCAGCTGCATCAGGGTACGGGGGCAAGCCTTTCGCCCCCCACCCTTGTGTTGATGAATGCGAATCACTGGACGCCCTGACTGACAAGCTGATTGACTGGAAAATTGATATATTTGAGAAAGCACACAGTTCAGGGTTGACAGTAGAACTTGACAGTGTTGTTATACGTACCGAACCCAAATCCGATCAAGGAGAGAACACATGACCGATTTTGAGTCACTGCCAGCTGACGGCATCCGTTGCGTTGTCGTAAACGCCGACACCTCTATCGAGGTGAAGCACGTACATGATGGACTCGAAGACTACCAAGCCATCGTCGATGGCTACATCGAGGCCGTTGATTTCACATGGAACGGTCGGCGCATGTCCGCCTACATCAACGAAGAGGGCCTGATTCACGGCCTGCCGATCAATCCCATGCTTTCCCTGATCACCGGTGTCCCTGTGCTCTGCGGAAACGGAGTGATTGTCGGGGCACCCGATAGCGAGGGCAACACAACGGATGCAGACAGCACGTTCTGCTCAGTGATGACCACCCTTGCACATGCACAGGACACACGCATCAAAGAGCACGTCCTGCTTTGAAACACAAACTCCATCATGCGGCGTGCTACTACGCTGCATGGGACTCAGCGCCCCCCACCCTGATCGTGAATAGGGGTGGGGGGTTTTTTGTTGACAAAGCTTTTCACGATAGTACAATGTACTTGCCAATACCGGCACCAAGGAGACTCACAATGTCTGACGTTGAGATTATTTCACAAGCCAAGCACATCACTGCACTGTGTGACTGGGCCAAGGACATCTTCCCCCTGATGTGTTACTACGAGGGCTGGCTTGGGCCAGACGATGTTGACTACGACAAGGCTGCAGATGACCAGTGGAGCGAGAACAACCCAGTGCTCCCCGTGTGGCGCAGGATGGAATCCGACCTTGCCCGCATGACCGACTATGCACAAGCCCTGCTCATGGGTGAAGGCATCAATGTCCCTGAGATCTTCGACATTCCAGAGGACATGACTGTCTTCGAGAAGGGGACGCTATCCAGAATGGTTGCTACTCAGTTTCGTAATGCACAGCGTCAGTCAAAGATGGACTCGCTGATCGAGCACCTGAGTAAGCGTAAGTAAAAAATCAACGCAGAGCGGGGTGCGCATGCTCTGCGTTGTATTTGTGCACGCACTTTCAATGTAGGAAGACCATGCTTAAGGACAACACTAAATTCACACCAATTCCCGCAGACTACGGTTGCTTTGACTTTGCAAGCCTGCACAAAACTATGAAGACCAACCGCCTCAGCGTGAGCGAGGTTGCCAAGCGTGCAAACGTCAGCCGCTCAACCGTGCGCGGTGTCGTGACTAACCCTGTCGATGCGAACCCACGGCTCAGCACTTGCTACACCGTGAGCAAGGCAATTGAAGAGCTTGCGGGTGAAATGCAGAAAGCAAGAGAGGACTAGCATGCAACTCCCCGTATCCGAATTGCACACCACTGATCTGACCGACTCATGCCCGCAGCGCGTGCTGCTCAGGTGGGAAGGCAAGCTACTGCCTCACGCACCGACCGCGCTTGTTCGCGGGATGGTTGCAGGGTCTGCGTGCAGGTACATGCACGAGTCGATGAAGTGGGACAACCCGGACGCTATCGAGTATGCGATGGACTATGCGTGGGACCAGACACTCAAGGATCTAGAAGAGGACCAGAGGATCCTGACTGAAGCCGTCGAGCGTTCACAGGACACCATCACACAGGAGGTGCAAAAGGTTCTTGAGCAGTACGTCGAGAGGCTTGGCCCAAAGTTCGAGAAGACAGAGCTGCTCGGATGCGAGACACCCTGCGTCATGGAGCTAGGCGGAGTCAAGTTTGCATCACACACAGACCTGATTGTCCGGGATTCCGGAAATGCGTTTGGTTACGGCAAGGGGCGCGTGATTGTGTTCGATTGGAAGTGGCGGCAAGAATCACCAAGCAAAGCGTACCTTGCTCGTAACTTGCAATTTGCAACTTACTGGCTGATGGCAAGGCAAGGCAGATTCCTGTTTGACGATTGGACAGGCTACATACCCATACCTGACGCACAAAATGCACAATTAGTTTGGTTGCATTTGCCCGCCTTCAAGCCTTACGCAAAGAAGACCGTGACGTTTGATGATAAGTCAGAGCAACAGGAGTACAAGAAAGGAGACGTGCGCCCACTGCGTGCAATCCTCCGAACAACCCACTACACCGACAACGACACGCAACACATCGAGCAGGCACTGCTCAAGCGTGTTATGATGTACAAGGATGGCTACTTTCCTGCCATTCCTGAACCAACAAAGTGCGCACTGTGTGAGGCAGAGAGTTTCTGCCCACGTTTCGACACCACGCCATTACAAGGAGATGCTGATGGCTGAGCTAACTTTTACTGATTCTGAAGTGGAGTTCATCCGGGACAAGTTCCGGTTGAACGACCAGCAGCTGAATGTGTTTCTTGAAGCTGCGAAGAGGTATAACCTCAACCCTATTGCAAACCAGATTTACCCACAGGTCAGGCAGGGACGCTTGAACATTACCACAGGGATTGACGGCTACCGGCTCGTTGCAGATCGCACGGGTAAGTACGCGGGCAATGACGACCCTGTCTACGACAACGAGGAAAAGCCCCGCCTTGCAACTGTTACCGTGTACAAGATCGTGGGCGGTGAGCGTTGCGCGTTCACAGCAAGCGCACGGTGGGACCAGTACTTCCCCGGCGAGAAGCAGGGCTTCATGTGGAACAAGATGCCTCACCTGATGCTGGGCAAGTGCGCAGAAGCTCTGGCTCTGAGAAAAGCATTCCCTGCAGAGCTGAGTGGTATCTACACAGAGGAGGAAATGCAGCAGGCTGGTAAGCCAGCTAACGATGCGCCACCCAAACCACAACGGGAGGTGCCCAAAACCGCTGATCCTGTTGCAAACGACGAAAAGACTGCGTTCATTGAAACCGTCAAGGAGTGGGTCGGCAAGCCTGACTGCATTGCTGAGTGCAAGCAGATCCTGACAATCCTTGAGATTGACACTGACGGATCAGCTGGCCCGGAGGCTTTTGCTTTTGCGCAAGAGTGGGTTACCAAGCAGCAAGCTAAGAATCTCAGTTACGATAAGATCATTGACATGGAAGAAGAAGCTGCCATCCGCGAGGAGGCAGCAGGGGAAAAGAAAGACGAGGATGAAGCACCGTGGTAGACTCAATACAGAACACAGGCGATTTGCAGAAGTGGTACAACTCAATTGGTGGCACGCACGAAGAGCGCTGCCAAGTGTTGACTGAATTGATTCAGCAAAGCGAGTCCACTGTCAGGGAACAGTGGGTTCGCATGGGCTGGGCCTTGCGCACCATCCGCGACGACAGTCTCTATGTTGGAGAGTTTGAATCCTTTGCCGACTTCGTCGAGAAAAAGCTGGGTTACAAGAAGTCGTGGGCTTACGAGGTCATCGACGCTAGCGAAGTTGCCAAGGTTGTGCCCATTAAAGCAGTCTCGCAGGCCCGTGTGCTTGCCCAGTTGGAACCAGAAGAACAGCAAGCAGTCTGGGACAGGGCTGTGCAAATCTCAGACGGAGAGGTAACCGCCAAGGCTATCAAGCAAGCGGCCTCAGGGTCTGATGAGTCCAAGCAGGAGTCGATACCTGACCCCCTTCCAGAATATCAAGAACCACCCTCCTTCAACGAGGACGAGGACAGGGTAAAGCTTGAGCGTCTGATTAACGACCTGCGCACCGAACTAAAAAATATTTCGTCCGTTGCTGAAAAGGGTGTTCTACAACAGGATGGTGGGCACTGGTTCGACTTCGACCAGTTTAAAAGTTCTTTGCAAAATGCTGCACGTGTTCTGAGGATGGCTGCCCCTGCTGCCGATTGTCCTTATTGCAACGGTGCCGGATGCGAAGTATGCGCCCACTTGGGCTGGTTGCCCAAGGGTGTGTACGACGCACTGCCCTCAGACATGAAGGAATGAACTATGGACGATGCGCAGATTGGAGACATTGGGGACGAATTTGAAGCATACTTCGAGCACCCCATTTCTGACACAAGCAGTCCTGCAATTGTGTTGGTGGCGTTGTCTAAGTGGGTTACCTTGATGCGCGCCATGGATGCCACTGATGCAAAGCGGCATAGAGAAGTTTTGACGGTGCTCATACGCCTTGTGCACATTTGGGCGGATGAGCTGCAAAAGAATCCATCGTACGACGAAATGGGTCAGCAATTAGTTGACAACGTTGTCGGTGCAGTGGAGCACAAGTATACGTTTAGGTCAGACTGACCTAAGCGCAAGGAGACGGTATGCAGTTAAGACCATATCAGCAAGCAGCCGTAGACGGCTGCGTGGGGTCGCTGCGCGAACACAATAGTTCGTTAGCTGTGATGCCTACGGGCTGTGGCAAGACAATTGTGTTTAGTGAAGCGATACGCCTCGCAAGCAAGAGGTGTCTAGTCATAGCCCACCGAGAGGAACTGATTCGACAGGCAGCAAAAAAAATTGAAGCCATGACAGGCGAAAAGCCGTCTATCGAAATGGCCGAGGAGAAAAGCTACGAGCCGTACATTGGATTGAAATCAAAGGTTGTGGTTGCAAGTGTTCAGACGTTAAACGCCAAGCATTACCTTGGCAAAAGAATGAACAGGTTCACGCCAGCTGAGTTTTCTTTGCTGGTCATCGACGAAGCACATCATTCCGTTGCGGCTTCTTACAAGAGCATTATCGAATACTTTAGACTCAACCGGTCTCTGAAGGTCTTGGGCGTAAGCGCCACCCCTGACAGATCGGACAAGCTTGCACTTGGCCAAGTGTTTGAAGATGTTGCATACAAGTACGAGCTGCGCGAAGCCGTAGAGCATGGCTGGCTGGTGCCAATCCGTCAGCGCGTCGTGCGTGTAGAGTCTCTAGACTTCTCTGGGGTTAACAAGGTTGCTGGTGACCTGAACCAACGGCAGCTTGCAGAGGTCATGGAGTACGAAAAGAACTTGCATGGCATAGTCACACCAACGCTTGAGTTGACCGGTGACAAGAAAACGATTGTCTTTGCAAGTAGCGTGTTGCACGCTGAGCGTATCGCAGAAATTTTGAACAGGCACAAGCCAGCTTCAGCGCGGATGCTCTGCGGGAAAACACCCAAGGATCTACGCGCTGCAATGATTGACGACTATGCCTTGGGCAAGTTTCAATATCTGGTCAATGTGGGAATTACGGTTGAGGGCTTTGACGATCCGGAGGTCGGAGTCATAGTCATGGCTAGGCCCTCAGCATCACGGGCTCTTGTTGCACAACAGGTCGGCAGGGGCACTAGGCCGCTTGCTGACGTGTTTGCTGGCATACCAAACGACCACAGCGCTGAAAGTTGTGAAGCGCGCAGAGCGGCAATAGCTGCGAGTGACAAACCGTTTTGCGAGGTCATAGACTTTGTTGGGAACTCTGGCCGACACAAGTTGATGTACGCGTCGGATATTCTGGGCGGGGACATGACCGAGCGTGCAAGGGAAATAGTCCGAGAAAAACAATTAGCTGAGACTACCCCCACACCTGTAGACATCTTGGAGGAACTTGAGAGGGCAGAGCGCCAAGCGGAGGCTGAAGAAGCTGAAGAGAAGGCTGCTACGCAACGAGCAGGTATCAAAGCCAAGGTCAAATACAAAGCTCGTGACCTTGACCCGTTTGATGTGTTGCAAATCGCAGCACCCCGAACGGTTTGGACAGGAGCAAAACCATTATCTGTCAACCAACAGGCGATGCTTGAGCGTAACGGCATTGCAATTAACAACGTTGACAACCATACTCAGCGATTGTTATTCAACGAAATTGTCAAACGCCGCAAGGACGGAACGTGCACTTACAAGCAGGCGAAGCTCTTGCGCAAGTATGGTTACACAGGGAAAGAAAATTTCAAACAAGCGTCACAGATCATTGATGATCTGGCAGCTAATGGATGGAAGAAACCATGAGCGAATGGGACAGGACAAGTGCACAGAAGCCATGCCCAATTTGCGGAAAGACAGACTGGTGTTTAGTTGCCAAGGACAAGAGCGCAGTCATTTGCCCCCGCAAGGAGGAGGGTAGTAAAAAGTACATTGATGGCTCCGGTTACCTACACGTGCTGATACCGGGCAAGTACGAAAAGAAAAACCCTGAGTGGAAGTCTGAGCTACCTGAGCACAACACCGTCATGGGTATGCTTGCGAAGAAATACATCGCTGCGTTTGATGATAAGTCGAAGGCGGTGGGAGACCTCGGCGTGAGTGCTGACTCGTTGGCTAAACTATTTGCCGGTTGGAGTTCTGCAAACAACGGAGTCACATTTCCCATGTTTCGCCACCGGCGGCGTGTTATCGGTATCAGGATAAGAACGGTTACCGGCAAGAAGTTTGCAGTGAAAGGCAGCAAGCAGGGGTTGTTTTTGCCAAGGGATTGGGATTCGGAGGACCGGGGTGTTTTGGTGTGCGAGGGGCCTACCGACACTGCGGCTGCTATTGACTTGGGCTTCTCGGCAATCGGCAGGCCCTCGTGCATGGGGGGCTCAGACTTGATAGCTGAGGCTGTGGCCAAAAAACATGTGGCGATAATGGCTGATGCGGATGGACCGGGTATGGATGGGGCAAACAAGTTGTCCGTGAGGTTGCGGACCTTCTGTCCTTCTGTGAAGATCATAGTGCCTGAGTACAACGACCTGCGCGAATGGGTCCGCAAAGGCGCTACCAAACAGGATGTAATTGATGCAATCGGAAGAGCCAAGTCAGCCTGAATGGAATTGTGAGATTCCATACGACCTAGTTAGTCCCAATAAATTATTGCGCATGCACTACAGAACCAGAATGCGTGAGAGGCAACGTGTGGTAGACTTGATATGGGCGTATGGCAGGCCGTTCAAGGAGTTTGATTGCCCTGTAAACGTTCATATCACTCGGCTGTGGGGCAAGCGTCAAAGAGCCATGGATGAAGATAATTTATACGGATCTTGCAAGGATGTAATTGACGCTTTGAAGAAACCAAAGGGTAGAACTAGGCAAGGGCACTCAGTAATATTAGACGACGATCCCAGCCACGTTTCACTCAAGGTTGAGCAGCGCAAGGACGATGAAGGCATGAGACGAGTACAAATAAAAGTGTATCCGCGCTGACTAATTTAGTATCTCCTTGGGAGGCTCTGTCGGTGCACGTGACAGGGCCTCTTTTTTATGTCTAATGGAAAACCATTGAAAGATGACGTGTTGCAAGTTTTGCAAATAGTCGTTTTAGTCGGCGCGGCTGCAGCTGTGTTTTTGAACGTGGGTCGTAGGGACGAAAGACTGATCGTGGTTTCGTCGCAGATAGATGAGCTACGTCTTGTGTCTCAGGATTTAGTCAAGGCACAAGTTCTTGGTTCGGCCAACGACCAAAACCAAATGTCACTGTTATTGGATCTTAAGACAAGGGTGGAACGCCTCGAATTGGCAGGAGATTGATGCAAGAGCATGTTACGACCGTGATTGTTGGCCTCGCTGGCCCGGTCATTCTTGGAGTGTTCGGGTTTTTGTGGCGTGTGAATTCAAAGCTTTCTGGCCTAGAGCAAAAGATCAAGGCGCACGAGGACAGGATTGCTGCCAACCGTCGTCAGCTAAACCAGCACTTCGACAAAGCATTCACAATCAGAAAAAATATTGACTGAGCCATGAGAACAACAGTTGCCACTTTAATTCTGCTCATCATGGTTTCGTGCACAACGACGCCTACATACAAATATTCCAACAGTGAGGGGGTGATTCAGGCTGTCAACAGCCAGTCGCAACCTCTAGCAGTCCTGAGCTGGACCGCTGGCCTGTGTCTTTTGGCTGGCGTAGGGCTGCTTGTAATTACGTCTGGCCGCAAGGGGAAGTGGGCTCTAATCGCCGGGGGCGGAATGATAATGCTCAACTACGCAGTTGCAAAATACGACGCCTACTTGTTTTACCCACTAGTGGGGCTCACTTTTTTGATCTCAGCTGCGTACACCTACAAGATCATCAAGCAAATTCTTTTGGAGAAAAGAAAGTAATGATTACTCTAGCTTCGTTTTCTGGTTTCCTCGGCACTGTTTGGTTCATGGCTCTTCTTGCTTGCGCGAGTTTTGTTGCAGGTGTTGTCTTCAAGAAGCCGTTCCTCAAGCTGATCACTGGGGGGAAGTACGATGGGTAAGCTCCTGCAATTCCTTGCTGATGAACGCGGAATGCAAACCGGTGAGTACATGATTTTGGGCACGGTTATGGCAGCTGGTTCTATTGGCGCTATCAAGGCAGTCCGCGATGGACAGGTTGACAAGTTCGAGCAGATGAGCAGTGCACTTGACACCACGCCTGACGGAACAGTCGGAGGGGGATAAAACTTATGTTGCTAGAAGCAACCTTATTCTTCCTCACCGAGAACCACACAATTACATCACCTAACGGTGATTGGACATTGAATTACATAGTCCTAACTCATGGACCAGTCAGCACTTACACTGGCAGTGTTAGTTTGCACTTCACAGATGAGCAGCCAGAGGCATCTTTCCACTACAAGTTGAATCACATTGTCGGCGAGAGGTTTGGGCCAGAGGTATCGAGTGTACCGGGCCAGCCAATATTGCCTTTCGATGCTGTCGAATATTTGCCAAGCAGTGTTGGTTTGGACTGGAGCGAAAGTTGCAGTCCCCTACAAGTACAACCTGTGAGTGCTCCTCGTTTTTTCAACTTTAGTGTCAGAAAAACGCAGTTTGGACCCGATGACTTAACTAGGCTACTCGCCCAGTGGGGCCAGTCTGGGGGCTGGGATCTTGACGGAGATGGCGTAGTAGGTGGTAATGATCTAAACGAACTGCTCAGCAACTGGAAACAGGTCAATGGGGAAGCGTCGTAAAGCAAAGATAGCAGCGATTTCTTGCACGCATTCACCGTTTACTCCGCCAGAAACACAACAATGGATACTCGACACGCTTTCCGGAATTCCGGATTTGACACACTTCGGCCATCTTGGCGATGTGTTTGAAGCGGGCGCAGCAAGTGTCCACGCTTCTAGCTCAGAGTACACGCACACACTCGCGGACGAATACGAGCACGCTCACAATCTGCTACGATCCATAAGAGAAGTCCTCCCTGATGGTTGTCGAAGATGGATTAACACGGGTAACCACGACGACAACCTTACAACACAAGACCCCCGTAGAATCCCACGGGATTTGCGGGGTCTTGTGCATTGGCAAAAGCACCCAGAGTGGGGCGAAGAGTTTCGTAAGTGGCACTGGGTGCCTTACGAAAAATCGTCAAAGGGTGTTTACAGGGTGGGCCAATGCCATTTTTACCATGGATTTGACTGCTCCATGAACAGCGATGAACTGGAAGGCTTGCAAATGATTGGTGCCTGTGGTTGGACGCCCTTCAGTCTGACCGTGCGAGGGCATACGCACAGGCCAATCCCGCCAACCCAATGCAAACGAACAAGTAAGATACCGCTCCCATATTTCTACTCCAACGTAGGTACGTGTGGTCCCTTGAAGCCCTCTTGGGCGAAGAGGAAGGATACTAGCTTATGGGGCACGGCTATGGTTATTATTGAGTGTGTCTGGGATAAGCCTTCCCGTATTTACGGCAAGAGTTGGGACGCTGAGCTGGTGGTGATGCCATGAAATCTGCCTCACAGAAAATGCACGAGGAAGTTAAAAAACATGTCACGTACTGGCAAACTGAGTTCGATATAGATAAATGGGCTGTTGCCGGTGTCTTGTTTGACATCGCAATGGATTTGTTAATGGTCATTGACGTTGAAGAAGAGGAAGAAGAATAATGGCAAAGAAAGCAGCACGAAAGTCTGGTAGCCCCACCCCCAAGAACAAGGCCCTTTACTCAAGGGTGAAGGCCGAAGCAAAGCGAAAGTTTGACGTTTACCCATCAGCTTACGCCAATGCGTGGCTGGTTAAGACTTACAAGAAGCGAGGCGGCACGTATTAATGGTCAACAAGTCTGGCTTACGTAAATGGTTTGCTGAGGATTGGCGGGACATAAAGACCGGCAAGAAGTGTGGCCGTTCTGGCAAAGAAAAGGGATCTCGCCCCTACCCAGCGTGCAGGCCAGCAAAAGTTGCAAAGAGAATGACAGCAGCACAGAAGAGAACTGCAGCTGCGCAAAAAACCGGTCCCGCACCGATCAAGTACGCAATCACAGCTAGTGGTCGCAAACGAAAGAAGAAGAACAATGGCTAAGTCACCAGCGTGGCAACGTAAAGCAGGGCAAAACCCCAAAGGGGGGCTCAACGCTAAGGGTCGTGCCAGTTACAAAAAGCAGACCGGAGGCACGCTGAAGCCGCCAGTCAAAGCTTCTGAGGCTAAAAAGGGTGGCAAGGCAGCAGGCAGGCGAAAGTCTTTTTGCTCACGAATGTGTGGCATGAAAAAGAAACTTACCAGCGAGAAGACGCGCAACGACCCTAACAGCAGAATTAACAAAGCCCTGCGCGCTTGGGATTGCAAGTGCAAATGAACTGGTTCTGGCGCAGGCGGGTAAAAAAAGAACTCGGCCTTTGGGTCGAGCACGTGCTCTCGCGCCCCTCTTCTTTTTTCAACGGGCTGCCACCTTGCCCCTATGCACGTCGCTCTTGGGCTGGCAAAACCAAAGTGGTCTTTGGGGTGCCAAGCGACGTTGACCAGATTATGCGGAACTGGTCGCCTAAGTATGAGTTAGTGATTTTGGTCGTAAAAGATCAGGATCACTTTCCGATGATAGACTGTGCGTGCAAAGCTGCAAACGTTGTACACCAAGGCAGTAATTTGTATGCAATGGATTTCGTTCCTGACGCTGGGCCTGATAGTGGCCAGCCAGACGAAGAAATGGTTGATTGGCCACATGTTGTGGACGAACCATATGCAATGATTTTTGTGCAAGAACTTGCACAGCTTAAGCAGGCTAGTGAATCCTTGAGATCCAAGGGTTATTACAAAAACTGCACTGACTCTTTTAACAAGTATGTTCTAGAAAGGAACAACCATGCGCGGCAAGAAGAAGGCGATGAAGAAGGCGGGAATGAAGAACGGCATGAAGAAGAAGGCTGCCAGCAAGAAGATGCCTGCAGGGCTTGCTAAGGCACTCGCTAAGAAGAAGAAGAAGCGATAAACCATTAAGGATTAATCCATGGCAGACAATCAAAGACATCCATTCTTGGGCAATATGCGGCTTGCCTCGGATCACGGGTGCGAATCTGTGTCTAACGCCGCCGAGACACTTGGCGCTTCGGGGAGCCTCGTCAAGTCTTCTGTAATCGAGAGCATGGTCGCGGCTAACGAGTTGGTCTTGTTCAACACAGAGGGCGTATCTTCGCTTCTGTGTAAGCCTGTGATGAGAAACGTAACGTCGAGTGGTTCAGGCACAACGCAGCCCACCATTCATTTTTACGGGTTTGTTGCATCTGGCAGAAACAACTCGACCGACAATTTGGATAACCCTTGGTGGGCTTGTCGAACAGAGTTGTACAAGAACACAATTGCAAGCGGTAACGTTACCGGGGTTTCGACTAACGAAGTTGTTAGATCAACTACTGGCCATGAGTTTTTTAGTCATGATGATTGGGACGATGGTGCTGTTGAAAACGGCAGAATCATTATCTTCAACACCAGAGCCAACGCTGTCAGCCCTAATCAGAGTGCTGCCTTGGGCGTGCTTAGTGACGTAGGCAGTAGCGCTGATGACGGTTACTTTGCATTTGTCAACTCGTGCGCACCTTTTGACTTGTTTGGCTTTACGTTCAACAAGGGCGACTTGGCCACTGCTATCTGCAATCTTTATTACGCACCTTTCTACGGATAAATGAACGCTGACTACCGCAAATACCACGCCAGCACGCGCATGAAGCAAGAGCGTGCGCTGCGCAACAAGAACCGTCGCGCTGCTTTGCGTGCTGGCGTTGTAAGCAAGGGCGATGGTCGGCACATTGATCACAGAGACGGCAACCCGCGAAACAACTCTAAGCGCAACTTGCAGATAATTGCTGCAAAGCGGAATAGGAAGAAGCAGTAATGCCTGCTACAGATGCAGATTTGAAAGCTTTTGCTAGAAGAGCGCTGGGTTACCCTTCTAACAACAACATTGATGGCGGTCATCTTGACGCTCTGATTGAGAGCATGATTGACAAGGCTTTCACCATGGTCTGGTTGCCGCCCACCATGCCCGGTGAAAACATGGGGCATCAGTGGTCTTTTCGAAAAGCCGAAGGTGTTTTTTACACCCGTGCGCCATATAGCACAGGCACCATTTCTATTGCTGCAGATGCACCAACTACTGTAACTGGCAGTGGGACAAGCTTCCCTGCGAACGGTATCACTGACGGCTCTTTGTTAGTCAACGACCAGTTGTTTGAGATTAATGCAAGAGACAGTGCAACGCAACTGACACTGGCCAGCGGCCCAATCACTGCAATTACAGACGCTAGCTACAAGATTATTTACATCAATTATTCGACAAGCACTGGTGCAGGCAACTTGGGTCCGATCACATACGCGCCAAACTTTGGCGATGGTCCGATCAAGATTGTTGCTGACACAATCATTGACGACCTGCGTCAAGCCAATGTTCCGAACAGCGGCAGGCCAGAATACGCGTCAGTGTCTGGTGACACTATCAAGCTGTGGCCTGTGCCCGATGCTGAATATCAGCTTCGATATCAATACTTGCTTGATGTTAACAGCGCCCAAGACGCTTCGTCACCTTTGCCTAGCTACACTGATGATTGCGTGTATGCAGCTATGTCAGTTTGTATTGCTGAGCATTTGCAAAGTGGCGACGTGGCATCTTCACGAGCCTATTTCCTTGAACGTATGCGCCATGCGGTTGCTGCAGACAAAGCGATTAAGGGATTGGAATACGGCGATTTTCTCGGTTACAACGGAGACAGGTCAGACGGGTTGTACAGAACACAAAGACCCAGACTCTACACATCTGACGTAACTGTTTATCAGAACAACAGAACCTCTCTTTAAGGATTTAAAATGCCCGGACATAACGCACTGGAAGATTTCAACAAGGAAGCTGAAATTGCTCATGGCGGCAAGTTGCTGGACTTCGGCAACACGGTCCCCTCTGACGGCGTAGCTGGCTTTGCTACTGGTTGCATTTTTATGCACACAGACGGCGGCGACGGCACTGCGCTTTTTGTTAATGAAGGCACGTCTTCTTCTGCCGACTTTAACGCAATCACTGTTGCCTAAAGGTTAGCCTATGTCTAGGTTCCAGCGGCCATTAGTTGCCCGCACTGCGGGCGACGGATATGCCATAGTCACAGGCAGTGGAGTGCTTGGTGAAGCCGGTTCTTCGTACCGGATTTTTTTAACCAAGTTCAAGATGTCTACTAATACTGAGTCTGTGGAGGTAATCGAAGAGAACCATGCTTCGGCTGGTGGCGCAGGCGAAAGTGGTGTGTCCCGCAACATTAACGGCCAAGACGTTGTGCACCATGTCAGCATGGGTTATATGCGTGGCACGGTAGAACTAGCTGGGTTCATCCCTTTCAGCAAAGCTATTGGGCTGACACAGGCAAGGTTCGTTGATTACCTTGCTACTGCTGGTGATTCTGCAACAGGAGCCGTGGAATCAGCAACCAAAATCTTCGAGGTAGAGATACGCCTCGCCTCAACTGACACCCAAGCTGCACCGCATAAATTGAAGTTCAAGATGATCTTTGATAAGTTCGACGTAGATTGGTCTATGGCTAAAGAGAACGTTGAGGTTTCTATTGCTGGCAAGCTTACAGGCCGGGTTAACCACAGCGACTACGCAAACACAGACGAAACCATCAGCTTTGTTGAGGAGGGTGGATCGTGAGCACAGATCTAGCCGATGAATTTAACGAGTTGCAAAACACGGTAATTGGCATGCGCGAGTCATTGACTAAGGTCGAACAGACTTTGACTGAGATGGTCAGCATCCTTACTGAAATGAACGATACAATTCAGGAAGCTATGGGGACTTAGTCTTGGCTACTTACAAGATTGGCAACGATCTGCCGGGTTCGTTTTTTAACCGTGGCCACAACGACACTCGCAAAGACCGGGCTGTTCGTCGCCTAATGTATCACCACGACGGCGACAAAGCTGCTTTGTTAGACGCAATAACCCTTGGCTCTATAGGCGAAACATTCAATGTGAGCACTGGTGCTTTTTTAGCTAGGGCATCGGGTATAGCAGACGACCAAGGCAATCCCACCTTTACCGGCGGGGAACTCGTACACCCAGAAGACACCACCATACCCTTGCAAACTACCAAGGTTACCAAGGTGGGCAAAGATCGCTGGGTTGCCATTCTTACTTATTACAGAACGGCTACTACAGAACCCGGTGGTCCGGGTGGCCCAGATGGCGGTGCAACAAACGCAAACTCATTGGTCAAGATTAGGGGCGAATACGAAGCGCACAAGGTCTACACAGATGGGCTCACTGGCGAATACGACTGGATGACCAGTTATGGCTTGCCCGGTGGGAATATGCTGATGAACACCATTCAGCCTTGCAGACATGGGGGCGACAGTGGTGGCGACACCGGCGACGGATCTGGAGGTCGGCTTGGCACACCACCACGACGCTCAGACGATGACGCTGGCGGTGGTGAAGCACCCACTGTGAGCGGACCTATTGGCAACCCGCAAGCCAACCCTGAAGCTTACGCACGAATAATTGTGCTACCAGTAATCAAGATCCTTTTGCCGTTTGCTACGCCATTGTTGCCTTTTTCTAGGCCCGACTTGCTGGGCACTTTGAACAGAGGTTTGATCCAATTTGGCGGTTACGGGCAAGCTAACTTGCAGTTTGCAGCTGGCACGTTGCGTTTCGATGGGGTGCAAATGGACGAGCTTGGTTCGTTTGTTGACGCCAATGGTCAGTCCGCTAGGTTCTTTGGCTCATACATGTTCTCTTCGTCTGCTACGGGTTTTTACAGTCAGATACCACGGTTTTGTAATGGCCGGTGGGGTCTAGATATAGTGCAGTCCAATGTAAACACTTCTGGTGCATACGCTTCGGTAGGGGATTTGGGCCTGTGACTTACACAATAGTTGACACTTTCAACGACAAGATCCGCCCTTTCTCGGACACGTTCAACGAAAACATGAAAGGGCTGGCATCTGATGTTGCCAACCTTAACACTTACCTGCCCTTGCTAACTGAGCTTGCAATACGCAGAACTCCTCTTGTGGGTGGCGCATCTGACGGATCCACTTTTCCTGCTTTGATACAGAGCGAAACCGAAATGGCCGGAGGGCGGTACAAGTACTTTATTAAAGAAGTGGATTGCATAAGTGCTTCGCCAGAGCCTGTCCCCATGGAAGGCGGCAAAAGCGGAATAGCATTGAACGTCGCAGAGTTTGCGGGTCCGCCCGGATACAAGGGCACTGGTCTTTCACAAAACTGTGTATCCGAGCTTTCGGGTTCAGGATCTGAAATACAGGTCTTGAGTCTTGTTGGACAAGTAATACTGTGTTCGACATATGACAATAGTTCTTGCGGTGGCGACGGTACTGGTTTTGTTGCAATACCAACAAGCCAAGACCCAGAGGATGGAGCTGAAGAAGGCAACCCAAACACGCCTTCTTTCTTCTTTCACTGTTGGGTTCCATATTGCGTACGCTGCAGCAGCAACGGCAGCAATTTGCAGCGCGCTTTTGTGGACGATGGCAAGCCTGTCATAACTGATCCCAACAAACAGCGCCCCGTAGATGATGAAACCTTAGAAAGCTACAGGCGAATGAACCCGGAAACAAGTGTGTCGCGTGACATCATTTCGCCAAGGCAGGATTATTGAGTGACAAGTCATGCTACATGGGTTCAATTTAGCAAGTGTTGCGGGGAAAGCTGCAACAGCTGTGCTTACATTGGAATCTTCAAACCCATATGTCCTGACGGCGCAATCGACGACGACGGCTGCCCAGTAGCTTTTACTTGTGACAACGATGAAAATTGGGTTGAAAAGTGGCAACTGCAAACCGCTGAAGAGAGCCAAGGCGAGTTTGAGCAGTACATCTATGTGTATGCGTCTTTGAATATCAATGGCGAAACCTTAGAGCCTAAGCCTTATGGTTTGCGTTTTGAAAAGTACTGCAACTTTACGACGCAAGATGTAGATTGCTTGACTAACGACGGATTGCTTGACGACGACGTTACGCAGTGTTGCCCTGAGACCGTTAGTCATCCGGGCAGTGTTGACGAATGTGAAGGCGTTTTGGGCGAGAACTACGATACGTGGTTCAAGATAGTCGAAGATATTGAGGGTCCGTATTGTGACGAACCTTTGTGCGTAGGCACTTTGGCTGAACTGTTAGAACTATGCCCACCCGGCGACGACGGTGATCCCGGCGGCGGTGGCGGTGGCGGCAATGGTGGTGGCGGTGAATGTCAAAAGTATTTTGGCACAACTCTGAGCTTCAAGTACAGGTTCAACAACAATGTGCATTTTGCAAGTTCTGGTAGCAATACTTGGATATCATGGGGCTCCTGCTGCCAAAGAACCGATTGTCAGTCACTAGGCAACTGCGCTGGTTTAGCTGATGGGGCTATTGATGAACCGGGTTGTTTCGTAGTAAACCCCACTAGTGCGCCATTGTCTTACAACGGCAGATGCCCAGAGGTGCCCTCTGCATGGGTATTTGGTGGCGGTGGTTCAGAGCCAAAATGGGGTCCGTATTCACCTTGTGGCTTGCAATTGTACCTGCCAGAAGAAGGTGCGTATAACACAAACGTGGCGTACAATTCGTACTCTGCTGACTGCGTGCATTGTGGTAGAGACATTTACGCCTACAGTCTCCCGCAAACCAACAACGTTTTCTATTGCGATGAACCACCGCCGCCCAACTTGTACCGGAGTTTTTTGTATCCGTACAAGACTTTCTCAGGCCAGAACAGCTTGAATGCCTCTTGCACGTACCAGACGTGCTTGGGTCCAGATGACGATGGCAATAACTCTGGCAGGTATGTGGCATTTTACGGTTGGCCTTCTAACACAATACCTGACCCCAGCGACGACTCTGTTCCTAACGTGTATCAAAGACTTCCTCGATGCTACATGGAATTGGCTGAGTATCACTACGCGTACATGTTTTATGTACCCGGAAGTGGCGACGACCCAGCCATTTTTTACCATCCATGGAACACTATGCAGTTGCCTTTGCCTTACAACACAAACTTTTTCAATGTAGAAGGTTGCAGACCAGTCGGTTACAACGCATGGAATAGCACCAATGCTTTCATAGACGGCACAGGTACTAACCAATTGGGCGTTGGCAGCACTTACATTAGAAGGTTTTCGAACCTAGAAGAATCGCCATGGGATCTGATTGGTTTTTGGGAAGGCAGAGTTGAGTACGACCCTACAACTGGCGAACAGACCTCCAGTATGTGGTTCAACGTCAGTAGTGAAGACAAGTATGCTCCGGGTTTGCGAATCGATTTCCCCACTCTTAGTGCCAGATCGCAACAAGTAGATCCTGAAACTGGTGATTATGTAAAACAAAATAAACTAGTCTGGGAATACAACACTGAAAAGTGGAAAGAGTATTACAGCATTCCAGACGACGTATACAACTATGTTTTTGGCCACACGCACTGTCCTCACTTCATGTCTAGTACACACAGTAGCAGCACAGAGGACTACACATACGCACTTGGTGATCCTTGGAATTTTTTGCCGCTTGAACCGCCGCGTGTTTGGCCGAGTAACAAGGGTGTTTTAGAAGATGCGTTTCCACCACCGGTGGAGGGCCTTTGGTATCCAATGGGCGGCAACACTAGTAGTGATCCAGACGTGTTTACTAACAGTCCCGATAGATGGCCGGGAATAAACACCTCTCAACGGTTGGACGCTGGCTATGTACTTCACGCTACTAACGAAAGCAGTTCTACACGCATATGTCCAGAGGCATGCTGGAAGTACATGCGTACAGACGGAGTGGCTGACCCGTTGGACGTGCTGCCCGGTCCCGGATGTGATGCAATGGCACAATGCGGCGAAGCTCAGTCCAGCTACAATGGTGGTTTTTATTTTGCATACAGCAATGCTTTGGCTGTAAACCCCGGTTCTGCAGGAGGCGCGTAATGAGTGAATACAGGAAGAGCCAATCCGTAATTGGCTTTGGGTGCATACACGGCGGCCCCGTGCCAAGTGATGTCGCAAAAGAACACCCACAAAGCCACGTAGTGTGTGCGCTTGGCAAGTATTCCGGCCACCCAACACCAAACGATTGCACGCAGTGTCCCAGTTACGAGGGTCAATCACGCGGCCTTGGTGATTCTGTTGCATCTGTAACGAAAAAGTTTGGCATCAAGCCGTGCGCACCATGCCAAAAAAGGCGCGAAAAGTTGAACAAAATGTTCCCCAAGAAGGCCAATAGACCTATTAGCGAAACTGAGTAGCGAGACGAAATATGGCTAGCGCAAACATACTTGCACAATATCTGTTGGCAAACGCAACACTTGACATACCCCTGCCATCCAACACTGTGGTAGATGCTTTGGTATTTGCGCACACTGGTGGCTCAAACGCAGACGTTAG